TCAAGGCGTGGCAGAACAGTTTAGCTGAGAGGTGGTCGCCCCGACTGTTTCCGGGCCGCCGGCCGGGGCGGCGCCGGTGGTGGCATAAACGGCGAAGGCCTCGTTGCCGATGTTCTGCACCTTGACGGCGCTGGTGATGTCCTCGGCGGCGGGCTGGGTCCAGGCCGCACCCGGCGCGGTGAAAACGGAATCGTAAGCCATCAAGGCCTTCTCTCGGTCAGTGTTTGCGATCGAGCAGCACGCGGAGGTCGGCCGCCATGTTTTCGGTGCGGTGGTCGATCTCGGTCATGCGCTCGTCGATCTGGGTCAGCGTGGCATTGGCACGGCGGGTTTCGGTCAGCACGTATTCGGTGCGGTCGGTGGGCGGCGGACCTGTGCCGACCTGTGGCGGGTTCTTCTGGACACCCCGGAAACCGGCGGCGATCGCCCCGCCGATGCCTGCCAGCAACCCGGCAAGACCGACCCAGGCCTCCGGTTCAATCGAATTGATGAACTGCAGCATCGGCGGCGGACCTGTAGGCGGCGAGGATGTCGAAGGCCGCCAGCACGAAATAGGTGCCTACGCCGGTGGTCAGCGCGCCCGTCTGGCCGCCGAGGAACGGCACGGCGAAGAGCACGGCCAGACCCATGAAGATGCCGGCACCCAGCACCGCGCCGACGCAGCGCAGGAGCGGCGACCGGCGCCAGTTGCCGTTGATCCAGAGCCCCGCCATTCGCATCGCGGCGATGAAAGTCAGCGGCAGCACCAGCGCCGCTTCGTCCGCCCCCAGCGCCACGAACGCACCGAAGGTCGGGCTGGTGGCCAGCGTGTCACCGGGCAGCGCCAGGGTGCAGGCGAAGGTCAGGATGATGCCGCTGGTCAGCCACTCGAGCGCCCGGCCGTTCTGCAGCAGCGAGTCCGCGATCGAGACATGCACTGTCACAGCATCAGCTCCGGCGCGGGAAGCCCCGCCCGCTGCATGGCCTCGCGGTAATAGCGCAGTGCAAGCGCATCGAGCACCCCCTCGCCCGGCACTAGCGCGCGGATCGCGCCCGGCACGCTGCGATGGGCATAGTCGACGGACGCCGCCTTGATCTCGTCGAGACCGGCCTCGGGCCCGTCCTCGAGCGCCGCCTCGATGCCGGAGCGGATGGCCGAGTGCAGGGCCCGGCGATGGCCCTCATCAATGCGAAGTCCGGTCGCGGCCTCGAAGGCGCCGGCGGCCCGGTTGATCAGGATGGTGAGCACGATGCCGATGGCCGCAAGCAGCAACTCGGCCAGCTCGGCGTTCGACAGGATGATGTTGAGGGTGTCCATGCGGGGATCCTTTCATTGGGCGGCAGAGCGCCGCGAGGAAGAGCGCGAGGCGCCAGTCGGTAAGGGTCATGCGTTGCCGAGGGCGCTTGCGGCCGTGTCGCGGATCTCCGCCAGGCGCCAGCGCAGCCGCGCGGCCTCGGTCGCGCGCTCCGTCGGCGCCTCGAGTGCTTGGGTGTCGCCTCCCGTCGCCAGCCACTGCGGCAGCAAGAACCCGGGACAGGCCTTCGCGGCGTACTGGTTGTGACCGGTGACCCTGAGAGCGCCGAAACGCGCCTGGAGCAAGGCGATCTGCGCCTTGAGGGCCGCGTTCTGCTGGAGCGTAAAATTATCGTGAAAGGCGTCGGTCTCGGCCGCACCATGGCCGCCGATCAGGCAGAGGCCGATAGTGCCGGTGTTGCGGCCCCTCACATGCGCCCCGGTGCGCTCCAGCGGCCGGCCAGCGGCCACCGTGCCGTCACGGTCGATCAGCAGGTGATAACCGATGTCGGACCAGCCGCGGTCGAGCGTGTGCCAGCGCCTGATCTCGGCAAGCTTGTCGGTGATCGGCCGGCGGGCTAACCAGGCGGGCCGCGTGGCTGAAGCGTGGACGATGATCTCGGTGATCTTGCGCATTTGGGGTCTCCCATGAAAAAGCCCGCGCGACGGCGGGCGGAGGGTCCGGTGTTCGGTTGTGGAGGTTCTGCTGCGGCTCAGACCGCCACTCCCAGGCGGGCCATGAAGGCCTCGGCATGGGCCACCTCCTCGGCGATCGCGGCGGGCGTCAGCACCTTCCCCCAGAGCCGGATGATCGACAGGTCGCAGATGCCGGTGTACTGCGCATAGCCCGAGCCGATCCGGACCATCTGGTCGGTCGGAAAGCGCGGCGCGGTGCTGTCGTCGGAGGCGGTCACCCCCTCGGTGTGATCCTCGGCCGCGTTCGGTCCGGCCTCCGAGAAGGTCATGGAATAGATGTGCGGCGCGCTGACGTCGTTGGCCAGAAGCGCGCAATCGCCGTTGACGTCATCGGCCACCGAGGTGCCCCGCCCTGCCCCCATGCGCACCACGTTCGGCGAACTGGCGCTGGTGATCCGGCTGTAGAGGCCGAAAGTGGTCGAAGCCGTGGCCTCGCCGCGCGGCGTCCCGGTCCATGTGCCGAAGAACATCGGCCGGTTGGCGTCATCGGCCAGGCTGTCGACGGTCGAGGCCACCATGAGCACCGTGCCGACGCGCGGCTCGAGTATCTTGCTCTGGATGAAGTTGCTGAGACCGGTGAAACGCGCGGCGGTGCCGGAGAGCGAGGGGGCCACCGTGCCGTAGATCTCGCTGTCGGGTTGTCCGGGCGCGAAGTTGCGGTGGAAATAGCCATCCGTCAGGTCGCAGAATACATGGCTCAGCAGAAGCCCGTCCTGGTGCGGGCTGTCGATGCCGTCAGGTGCGATCACGTTCCCCTTGGCGCGCAGAATGGTGGACATCAGATTTCTCCCTGAATGGCGCAGGCGATGGCGGCTGCGACGGATTTGAGGGTGGCAAAACGGGTGCCGGCGGTGGGGTGGATGGTGTCTTCGATCTGCCGCAGCACCCCGCCGGTGTCGGCGTCGACGGTCTCGGTCGAGGCGCTCAGGTCATAGCCCGCGCCATGCGCCGCCATGGCCCAGGCCGGGACCACCAGCACTTCGCCGCTGCCGGCATTGGCGACGGTCTCGGCGGTGGCGGCGGCGATCAGCCCCTTGAGCGCCGGCGCATAGGCATTGGTCCAGACCCGCGACCGGGTGAAATCCGCCGCGGTGCCGGGCATCCAGACGACCACATGCTTGCTCGGATAGCTGGCGAACCAGCGCCGGAACACCAGGCTGTACTCGTCGAAGAAGTGATCGCGGATCACGTCGATCCCCGCGTCGCGGATATCGTTCGTGCCGTAGCCGATCACCAGCATGTCGGGCGTGGCCAGACCGTGCCGAGAGATATAGTTGGCGAAATCCAGCACGTAGCCATTGCGCTGATCCGCAGCCGGCTCGCCGGAGGCTACTCGGATCATGGTGTTGTAGAGCCGCTTGTTCTCGACGGTCTCGCCGTCAAAGGTGGCCTCGGATCCCGGGGCCAGCGGCGAGACCCGCCCGGTGAAGAGATAGGTCAGGTCGGCCAGGGCATGGCCCGGCTTGCCCTCGCCCAAGGTCGCCGGCAGCGCCATGGCGCCATCGGCCGGATCGGTCTCGGCCTCGCCGGTCAGCGTGCCGATGAAGCTCGGGACATAGCCCCAGGTGCCGAGCCAATAGTCGAGCATCGCCCCGGAACCGCGGTGCGTGATGCTGTCGCCCACCAGCAGCACCGCCGGGGCATTGCCAGTGCCGGGCGATTGCGGCGCGGCATGGACGGTGATGCTCTGCTCGCCGTAGCGCGCCCGGCAGGTGGTCGCGCGCAGGCTCACGGTCGCCGAGACGCCGAGGCCCGAGAGATCGCAGCGCAGCATTTCCTGACCCTCGAGTTGCAGTCCCGTGGCGCCGGAAAGCAGCATCCGCGCCTCGGTGTCGCGGTCCTCCAGCAGCCCGTCGCGGTGCAGCCCGAACTCGACCCCGGTGACCCCGAAGAGGCGCTGCGGCAGCAGTGGGGCGGTGACGGAGGGCGCTGGCGCCCGGTCGTCGTACTGGAAGCCGCGCAGGTCGGTGATCATCGTGCGGTCGCCGCCGCGCTCGGCCAGCATTCCGGCCCCGACGATCCGGTCTTCGCCCGCGCGGAAGAAGGTGAAGCCGTTCTCGTCGGAAGCGATCAGCTCGGCCTTGCCAGTGGCGTCATCCTCGACCTGTTCCATGGCGGTGATCTCGAGGGCCACACGCTGCGCGGCGGCGTCAGCGGCCTGCAGCAGCGCGCGCCCCGCGGCGGAGCTGTCGTCGATGTCGGCGGCCTCGAGGGTCACCGTGCCCGACTTGCCGCCGATCGAGAGGACACCGACGTCGATCCGGATGCGGTTCCAGCTACTGCCGTCGGAGACCACATAGTCGCCAACGGCCCAGTCGGTGATCCCGTCGAGATTGGTGCTGCCCGCGGTCCCGACCCAGTAGAGATAGCCGCTGTTCCCGGCCGCGGCCGCCGGAATGGCCGGGCTGTTGGCGGCGGCGTCCCAGACACCCTGCCAGCTGAGGGCACCGGTGACCAGGCTCAGGTCGGCGGTGCTGGCGGCAAGGGCCAGGATCTCCTCGAGCAGGGCCACGATCCGCTCCGGGTCCGGCTGATGATCGGATTGCACGGGATTGCCGCGCCACACCGCGCGCGGTGTTTCGGTGGTCTCCAGCATCTCTCTGCCTCTCTTAAACTGTGTCGATTGTCTCTGGCCCCGAGACCGGGCCGGCCACGCCGGAGGCGTTGATCGGCTCGATCCAGTAGGCGTGATGGCCCGCAGCAACGGCGCTGTCTTCCCAGCTGTCGACTTGCCCGGGTAGCCCGTATTCCAGCCGAATCAGGCTGGCGTCCGCGATGTCATAAGAGCCGGGCGCACTTGCATAATCGGCGCGCAGGATCCGCGTCGCGTGATAGGGCGCATCGTTGGGCGCCTCGAAGCTTACGGTGACATCGCCGCCGGTCTCGCTCAGGGCAAAGCTGCCGGACACATGCGCCCCCGGTGGCGTGGTATCAGCGATGGCCACCACCTCGACCGGCGTCAACGGTCGCCATTCGCCGACGCGATTGGAGCGGTGGCGAGACCGAATTTCCGCCTGGTAGGTGGCGCCGTCGATCAGGCCGGTCTGCAGGAAGCTGCCGGTGCCGGAGGGCAGCGAAACCAGCTGCCAGTCGCCGCCTTGTTCGCGCAGGCGCAGATCCGGGCTCAGGCTGCTGTCCGGCGCGGTCCAGGTCCAATTGATCTGCGCCACGCCGCCAGTGCCGCTGACCGCCGTGCCGGCGAGATCGTCGATCGTGTCGATCGGATCATCGCCCTCGACGTCCGCCGCATTGTAGGACGGCCGCGCCGGCTCTTCGGTCGCGGCGACGAACTGGCGATCCTCCTCGGCGGTCGAGATCAGCTCGACCGTGAAGCTGTTGCCGCCGGCCAGGCGCTCGACCTTGGCCACCTCGCAGATCACCTCCTCGCCCAGCACCGGGTGTGAGACGGTAACGAAGCGATGCGCGAGGCCCGCCGTACCGCCGGCGTCATTGTCGCGGCCGCCGATCAACTCGTAGCCGATCAGCCCGATGGTGCCGGTGATCTTGAACCGCGCCCGCTCGGCCCGGGCCAGCGGCTTGAGCACCCGCAGCACCTGGTTGTGGCTATCGATCGGATAGAGCGCCAGCTGCTGCGCATTGCGCCCGGCCTCGGCGTCGACCACCCAGGCCGCCGAGGGCGTCTCGCGATAGCCGTTGTCCGGCTCGCGGTACTCGGCCCAGTATTCGGTCCTGGGGTTGAGGCCCTGGTTGCCGTCGACCACCTGGCAGCTGAAGAAGTCGCGCGCCTCGAGCGCCAGCGTCGGCGCCAACCAGCGGCCGGCGTAGAAATCGACCTTGCCGTCGGGGCGCTGCCAGAGATAGCCATCGGCGGCGCCGAGGAACTGCGCGATGACAGTCTGGAAATCCTGGTCATCGGTGAAGGTGTGGTTGAAGGTCCAGCGCTTCTGGGTGCCGCCGTCGCCGTTCGTCACCAGCGCATCGCAGATGTCCGCCTCGACCGCCACACGGTCCCAGTCGACGCTCAGGCCCCAAACATTGACCAGCTCATGGGCCAGGCCGAGCGCCCAGTTGTTCGAATATCCGGTGTCATCGATGCGTGGATCATAGATCTCGGACCAGCCGCGCCAGATGCCGGTGTAGACCGCCTCGCGCCCCGAGGGGTAGACCTCGAGGAAATCCTCCTGCGGCACCTCGCGGCAGTAGTAGGCCACGCCGCTGTGCCCGGCGAAGTCATGCGCGGCGGTGAACTCGGTGAAGGTCGAGACCAGGATCGGATCGGCCGCCTGCCCCGCTCCACCGGTGAAGGGGCGGATGCTGACCCGGCTGCGCGGGGGATCGTCGAATTTGTAGGGCTTGGTGATGACCTCGTGATCCAGCATCACGCCGTCGAAGGCCGAGCCCTTGGCCAGTGTCACCTCGCGCAGATCGAGAAAATGAGCCTGCGGCCCTTCGCAGGGATGCGCGGCGACAGTAATCACCATGTGCTTTTGCTTGTCCCGTATCCCCGAACGGAAGGCCACCACGCCGCCCTTCTTTACTTCGCCATAGACGCGCTCGAAGGGCGAAATCGGCTGCACGTAATTCGCAAACTGCGCCGAAGGCCTGGGGATCTCCGGCTGCGGCGTGAGCAGGTTGACCACGGCCGAGAGCGCCAGCGACAGCAGCACCCGCCCGGCCAGCGTCCCGAAGAGGAAGCCGCCCACGGCCGCCCCGGCCGCCGCCGCGCCGCCAAGCGCGGTGGCCACGGCGCCACCTGCGGCCCCGTAAAACCCGGTCGCCGCCAGGAAGCCCTGGAAGAAGAGGGTCACCGGCTCGGCCGCGGCTTGTGAGGGGGCGGTGAGCGCGGTCGAGCAGACCAGTGCCATTGCCAAGGCGCGCTTACGCAGTTGTTTGATCGGCATAGCCAACTCCCCATGCGGCAATGAGTGTGCCCGGCCGGGCTGCCAGCACGCCGGGATCGGCGCGGCAGGCAAAGAGCTGCGGGCCGACGCAGATTCCGGCGGTGGGCAGGATGCGCCCGCCTTGCCCCGGGTATTTGAAGAGCGCCACGTCGCCGCGCCGGACCTCGGCCACCCGCGACAGACCGGCGCGCCGCTCGAGGTAGTCCTCGGCCAGTGGCAGCGGATCGGTGAAGAAACGGTAGGCCTTCTGCGCGCTGGCGAAATCCTCATAGGTCAGGCGCAGGCCGGCGGCGAGATCGACGCCGTCGCCCTTCACCGCGCTCACCCAGTCAAGCGGCGCCAGGATGCAGTCATCCTGCCCCCAGACATGCGGCCGCGCCGTCCAGCGCTGCAGGGTCAGGCTCAGGAGGTTCATGATCCGAAGACCTTCTCTTCGCGCGGCTCGGTCGGGATGAACTCGTAGCTCGGGTTTGGCGCGCCCAGCTGCCGGGCATGATCGGTGGTGTTGTAGACCCGCCGGGCCGCGCCGCCGCGCACTCGGAAGGCGCCCTCGAGATGCAGGGTGATCGAGCGGTTGAGCGCGTCGGGCGCGTTGAAGGTCAGGTGATCCATCACCTCCTCGGCCACCTGCTGTGGCGCGAACTGCGGCGCGTAGAGCTCGGAGATCGCGCCGATCGGCTGCACGTAGCGGCGCAGCGCGTAGCCCTTGACGTAATCGGCGCCCAGCTCGCGCAGCTTGCCGATCAGGTCAAACTCATCGGCCGGGTCCTCGATAAAGCCCAGCGTCATGCTCGAGGCCTTGGCGGTGCCGCCGATGCCGAAGCCCAGCGCCTCGTCGCGCACCATTTCGGATCCGACCCACTTCTTTCCGGAGGTGTCCGTGAACACGCCCTCGGTGTGCAGCAGGAAGCGATGGGTGCCGTCCGGCGTATCGGCTTCGACAAGATGCAGCAGCCCGCCGACCGGGTCGCGGGGGTCATAGCCCTCGGGAAAGAAGCTCATCGGTTGAGAACCTCCTGGAACGAAAGGCGCACCCGGGAGACCTGGTCGCGCCCGTAGCTCGGGTTGCCCATCTGCTGTTCCGCCGCCTGGAAAATGCCCCTTGCCTGCATCTGCACCCGCCCGCCCGCCGGCAAGTCTGCGCGCAACGGCAGCTGGATGCGGATCGTGCATTCGGTCCCCGAGGTGGCGAGGATCGCTGTGACCATGAAGGGCCGGTCGTCGTGGCTGAGGATCTGGCCGACCTTCGGAAAACCGCCGGCAGTCGCGGTGTCGAGGGTGATCTCTCGCGCGCCGGCGGCGAAACCCGCCGTCGCCAGGGCCACCGGATCAAAGGCAAAGCCCTGGCCGTGCGAAAAGACCTCGCCGGTCGAAAACGGCACGCCGGTGGCGGCAATGCCGGCCGCCTCAGCGGCCGCCTGGGGACGATAGCCCACCGGGTCGACCATCGGCACGCGGTAGAGACCGACCAGCCCCTGCGCCTCGGCCCGGATCGCCCGCCAGGCGCGCAGCCGCTCGCCCGAGAGCACCACCCGCGGGCTGCCGCTCCAGCGTGGAAACCGGTTGATCACAGCCGTCGAGACGCCGTCGGCGCTGTCGCGCAGGCCCTGCGCGCGCCAGTCGATGTCCCAATCGACCTCGAGAAGCCGCAGCAGCCCGCGCGGCACGTCGACGATCTCACGCTGCATCAGAAGGTGCCCCGCAGCTGCTGCTCGGACAGGTTCGCCCCCATGGTCGCCTGCTGCTGCTGCGCGGCCACCCCGGTGATCTGCATTGACTGGTGTGCCGAGGTCTGCAGGATCGTCCCGACCAGATGTTCGCCGAGGTCGACCCGGATACGGCCCGGCCGGGTCTCCGCCGCGGGCCGGCGCGTCTCAACCGCGCGCACCCCCAGCACGCCGCCGGGACCGCGCTTGAGCGGCAGGATCGCCTCCGGGCCCCGCTCACCCATGACGCCCAGCTGGTTGCGCCCCATGCCGAAGGCGGTGGGCGAGGCCACCACGCCGCCCTTGGCAAAGGCGGTGATCTGCCGGCCGCCGGCAAAGGCCCCGCCCTTGGCAAAGCCGAAGAGGCTGGCCACGATGCCGCCCAGCCCGCCGCTGCCGCCACGCGACCCGCCCGAGAAGATCATGTCGAAGAGCCGCTTGATATTGGCATCGAGCGCCATGCCGACCAGCTGCTTGAAGAGATCCCCCAGCGCCTGCTTCGCCGACTTCGTGCCGTCCAGGATCGATTTGAAGGCGCCGGAGAATGCCGGTGCGAACTTCTGCGCGGCCTGCTCGCCCACGTTCACCATGGCGCCCGCCACCCCGCGCACCGCGGCACTGGCCTTGTCTCCGCTCTGCTCGATCCCGAGCGCCAGGCCGTCGACGATGTCCGACCCGATGCCCATGAAAACCCGCGAGGGCGAATGGCTGTCGACCGCCTCGCGGGTGCCCCTTGCCGCTCGGCGGCCGAGGTTTCGCCCGGCGCTGGCCGCCTTCTCGCTGTCGCCGAGAATGCCGCTGACCAGGCCGCTCACAATGTCCTTGCCGTATTGCACCATCCGTCCCGGCCAGGCGCTGACCTCGGCCTTGATCGCCTCCCAGATCGTGACGAAGGCATCGGTCACCTCGCCGGAGAGCGATGCGAACCAGTCGCCGATGCCGGCCCAGGCGTTCTTGATCAGGGCATCGACGCCATAGGTGGTTTGCAGCAGCGTCTTGATCTGCTCCCATTTCAGGGTGATCGAGCCCAGGACGGCGTTCCACTGGGTGGTGAACCAGGTGCCGACATTGTGCCAAAGCGGCTGCAGGACGGCCGCGGCGGAAAAGCCCGAGAGGCTCTGCTTGATCCGCTCCCAATGCTCGCCAACGCCGGCCTTGATCGCCGACCATTTCGACGCGAACCAGGCGGAGATGCCTTCCCAGTGGCTGTAAACCAGCCCCGCCGGCGTGTACCTGAGGAAGGCCGCCTTGATCGCCTCCCAGGCGCCGGTCAGCGTCGCGCGCACCGCGGCCCATTTCTCGGCGAACCAGGCGGAAATACCCTCCCAGTTGCGGTAGATGAGATAGGCGCCACCGGCGATCACGGCGATCGCGAGGCCGATGGGGTTGGCCACCAGCGCGGCCCCCAACCCGCCGATTGCGGTTGCCAGCGTCCCCACGCCCATGGCGGCAACGCCCAGCACCGCAACCACGGGGCCGATGGCCGCCGCCAGCCCGCCGAAGATCACGATGTTACGCTTGGTTTCCGGCGAGAGGCCGGCAAAGGCCGCGACCGCCTTTTTCACCTGGTCCGCAAGCGGTTCGAGGAAGGGCACGATCTCGGCCCCCAACTCTTCCTTGATGTCGCCGATGGCATTGCTCAGCTGCTGCCACTTGCCCATCGGCGTCTGGGCGATGGCGGCGGCCTGACCCTTGAACTGGGTCTCCAGCTCGGCCAGGATCAGCGCCTGCGCTCCGGCCACGTCGCCGGTCGCCACCAGCTGCTTGATCACCTCCTTCTGGCTGTCGCTGAACTGCACGCCCGAGCGTGACAGCGCCGAGATGCCCTTGACCGGATCGTTCAGCGCCTTGCCCACCAGGATCGAGGCACTCTTCAGGTCCATCTTCAGCAGCGTCGCCATATCGAGCACATTGGCCTGTGCCCGGTCGAACACCTCGCCCTGTACCTTGGTGAAGGTCAAGAGCGGCGCGGTGACATTGGCGAGGATGTCCTCGTCGCCGAAGGTCGACACGTTCTGCAGCGCCCCGGCCATGCCCTTGAGCTGATCTTCGGTATAGCCAGCCGCGCCGCCGGTCGAACGGATCGCCTGGGCCACCTTCGCCTCGGCCTCGGCCTGGGTCTGGTAGAGCTGCACGGACTGTTTGCCCAGCAGCGTGAGCGGCGCCGTGACGCCGGCGGACATGCCGGCGCCGATGTTGCGCATCGCCCGGCCGGTGCGCCTGGCGTAATCGTTGACCCCGGCCAGCGCACCGCGCACGCCCTTCAGGTCATTGCGCATCTTATCGAAGGCAGGCCCCGAACGGTTGTTGCCCAGGATGTCGAATTTCAACAGGTTAAGCATGGCGCTCGGCCTCCTCGTCCTGCAGCAGCAGGAACCCGACCATCAGGTCGAACTCCTCTGCGGTGAGCTGCAGGATCTCATGCGGGAATTTCTTGAACTCATGGGCCACCCGGAAGAGCGTGATCGCCTCCGGGTCGCCCCTCAGCCGTTTTTTGACGGAAGCGGCGCTGAAACCGCCTGCAGCAGGCTGCGCAGGGCCACCAGCAGGTCACCCTCAGAGGCCTTGGCCAGGACTTTCTTCAGCGCCGGCGCATCGCCCACCGCCGAGACCAGTGCGTCGCGCAGCGCTTCGGCCTCGACCGCGCCGAACTCGGCCTCGATCTCGCCGGAGAGCGCGGTGCCGCCGCTCTCGGCCGAGATCCGCATCAGCACCGCGAAATCGACCTGGTTCAGCGCCGCGCGCATCTGCGGCGTGTTCTCAAAGAACGGCGTGCCATCCGCGTTGCGCGCCATGCGGATCAGACCGTTGATCATCAGCTCGCTGTCGTCGTTCGGGTTGACGCCGCGGCGGATGGCCTGCCGATCCGCCACGGTCAGCGGCGGGAAATGCAGCGTCCAGCCGTATTCCGGCACCTCGACGGCGACCATCTTCCGGGCGGCATGCACCCGGTTCAGCTGCTCGAGAACCTGGCTCATACGCTCACCGTCGCTTCGCTCAGCGCCCCCTTGCCCTTGCAGGAATACTCCCGCACGGTCTCGCCGTCATGCGAGGTCGAGATCTTGTGGCTGAGCACGCTGGCAGTGCCGGAGAGATAGGTCTTCCCGACCGCGTCGCCCTCGGTATAGCCGGAAAAGGCGATCACGTCGCCCGCCCGCAGGGCCTGGTTGGCGGCGGCCTCGTGGTCGAGCCGGAACTGCATCGACAGCGACCAGTTCTTCTGCGTCGTGTCGTGGTCCTCCCAGTCGTCGCCGGCGGCGGTGAGATCGGTGTCGCCGATGCCCTCTTCGATGTCGAAGCTCACCAGCCCGTCGATCACGTCGCTGCCGCTCATGACCACGGCGTTCTTGCCGGAGTGTCGTCCCATGTCCTGTCCTTTCGTGGATCGCTAGGGGTTGATCAGGGCTGCCCCTCGGCGGTGTAGCGCACCACCTGGAACAGCATGTCGATGTCGCCCAGGCGTTTGGCGCCGGGCAGCGAGAGGGGCAGATCGGTGCTGAGGAGCCCGAACTCGGGATAGGCATTGGCCTGCAAGTAGCCGATCACCAAGTCCTCGACGGTCGCGCAGATCGCGTCCATCTCGTCCTCGATCTCCTCACCGCCCGCGAGCCGCAGGGCGATCACCAGGTCGACGGTCTTGTTGACGGCCGAGCCGGTGCTCTGCGCCACGGTCTCGCGCGGGGTGAACACCCCCCAGGCCGGCAGCTGGCTCTCGTCGGGCCTGTGCGCCCAGGCCTTGAACTGGGTCCAGCCGGCGAAATCCGCATGGGCCGCCAGTGCGGCCCGCAGGTCATCGCGGAGCTTTTTTCGCGGATGCACCGCCAGCCTCCGTTCCATCCTCGACAGGCTCGACCTTCACGCCGCGCCAGTCGCGCCATTGCTGCGGCTCAGCCTCGAAGACCTCGCCGCGCCGGCGCGCCGGCGATGTGGCGGTGGCAGGGATATGCATCAGGGCCCGCACGCGGCGGGTATTGGTGTCTTTCGTCATCAGTCGAGTTCCTCCAGGTCGAAATAAACAAGCCCGTCCGCGGCCGGCGAGCCGCCGTACTGGGCCGCAAGCAGGCGAAAGCGCCGCGCATCGGCGAGAACCACTTGGTCGCCGGCAACAGGACCGGTGACAAACCCCGCCGCGACATCTCGCGGCACCGCAAGATAGGGGCGCAGCGTCAGCACGTCGTTGCCGCGATCGTCCGGCGCCTCTTCCGGCTCCTCGCGGAAGATCGCGCGGATCTCGGCCTCGACAGCACCGCCGTCGATATGGGTGACCGGCGCCCCGTGGACGCCGGCCAGAATGTCAGACATGCCGTCGAACAGGCGCATCAGCGCATGGCACCGTCGAGCAGCACGCGGCCGGTGGCCGAAGGGTTGGCCGCCGCGCTTTCCGCCACACCCACCAGCGTGTTGCCCGTGGCGGTGGTGGTGCATTCGCTGCCGGTCCAGTAGATCTTGGCGCCGACCGTCCAGGCCTGGGCCGAGGTCTTCGGCAGGGTGAAGATGCCGCGCCGGACGAGGACGACATCCGCGCCGGTCACGGCATCCTCCTGGACCACGCCAAACAGGCTGCCGATCAGAAGGCCATCGCCGGCGGAGACGTCCGACGGCGTGGTGACGGTGACATGCTCACCGGGGGCAATGAAGTTTTTCATGGAAGGATCTCCGTTGCATGCGCCCGCACCGGAATGGCCAGGGCAAGGGGCCGGGCAGTCCCGCTGCCCGGCCTGTCAGTTCAGCTCTCCGGATCAGGCCCCGGCTCAGGCCCCGCCGTTCTTGTAGGCGCCGCGGAATTCCGAGCCGGCCGCGCCGAAGATGTGGCGGGCGTTCATCTTGACGACATCGGGGTTCATTCCCTCGATCGTGCGCACGGTCGGCGCCTCGTAACCCTCGAGATAGGCCACGCTGATCGGCGGCAGGTCCGAGCTGACGAGATACCAGGCGTTGTCAGACCCGCCCGCAGCCGCGCCGAGATGCGGCACGGTGTAGGGCGTGATCGAGCTGCGGAACGGGTTGCTGTCGGCGATCTTGGCCGGGGTGATGTCGGCCACGAACTGCTGCGCCGCCACCTCCTTGGCCGGGGCCACCAGCAGACGGTCCGGCACGATCTGCAGGAAGTCGTCGCTGCCGGCCGCCGCGCCATAGGCCTTCTGTTCCCACATCGCCTTGCGCGCCGCGCCGACGGTGGTGACACTGATCGCAGCCCCCGAAGCCGCCAGGTTGCCGTGATCGGCATGGAAGAGCGCCGTGCCATCGGACTTCAGCGTGGCATTGTCCCGGATCAGCCCCCAGACCATGCTTGCCTCCATCACCCGCGAGGCGATGGCGAATTCCCGCGGAATGCGGGTGAAGGCGCTCATGTCGTCGTTGATCACCGCCTCGAAGGTCAGGGTGATGTCGCGACCCCGGCGCTCGACGGTCAGGCCCTCGGCCTCGTCAGCCAGCACCGCGCTCTCATATTCGCCGTTTTCCTTGACCGGCTTGAGCTGGAAGTCACCGCCGAAGCGCACCGCGTGCAGCTCGCGGAAGTCGTTGGCCTGCATCGGCGCGCCGGTGACGATGTTCCAGTTCGCCCCGCGGCGATCGTATTCGCGCAGGAGCGAGCGGTTCATCACCTCGGTGGTGATATAGGCAAAGTCGCTCACCCCGTGCGCCCCGCCCATCATCCGGGTCGACATCATGCCGCGCTGGACCTCCTCGGTCTCATTGAAACCGCGGCCCGATCCATTGAGCGTGGTCGCCAGGCTGCGCAGGCGCATGCCGCGGAACGCCGCGCCCGGCCCCTCGTAATCCCGCATCAGGGCACAGATCATGCCTTCCATGCGGGTCTCGCCCTCGTCGCGGCGCACATGCACGCGCTGCGCGTCCGAGGCCCCGCCGCCGCTTTGCGGCGCCGGCGCCATCAGGGCCATCAGGCGATTGCCGGCCTCGGCGGCCGTCACACCTTCGTCGATCACCTCGTCGACTTGCGTTTGGCTCAGCTGGCCGGCCGCCACGAAAGCCGCAGACATGCTCCGAATGTCGCGCTGGCGGGCACGTTCGGCCTCGACAGCACGGGCGGTGATCGCCTCGGCATCGGGCGCCTGCATCGTGGCGGCAGGCGCTTGCGGCGCCTCCTGCCGGGCGGCGGGCGGGGTTGCGACCGCCGGGGTGTCGTCGTCTTGGGGCATGTCTGCCTCCTCTGTTGCGGCCATCACGGCCTGTGAATGACCGACGGTGGCGGTCCGGGACACCGGCCCCTCACGGGACGCGGCATTGAAATGCGCGGCGCAGCGGCGCAGCGCGGAAAGCGTTTCCTGGTGCAGAGCCATGGCGGCGGCGCGCGCCGGCGGCGGGGTCTCGGGCGCGGCCTGACCGGCCAGCGCATCGGCAAAGCCCGCCGCGACGGCCTCTTCGGCACCCATCCAGGTGGTGGCGGCCATCATCGCCAGCACCGCCTCGCGCGACTGGCCCGAGCGGGCGGCATAGACCCCGGCATAGGTGGCCGACATGGTTTCCAGCACGGCGGCCTCGGCCCGGTGCTCGCCGGCGGTGCCGCAGAGGCAGGAGCTGGGATCATGGATCATGATCAACGAGCCGGCGGTCATCTCGATCCGCCCCGCGCCCATGATCAGAAGCGAGGCGGCCGAGGCCGCGAGGCCGGTCACTTCGACCCGCACCTCGCCGGGATGCGCCGCCAGCGCCGCGCGCATGGCCTCGCCCTCGAAGGGATCGCCGCCCGAGGAATTGATCCGCACGGTCACGTCGCCGGGAAACTCCGCCAGCGCCTCGCGCAGCATGCGGGCGGAGAAACAGCCGCCTTCCATGAACTCGCACCAGTCGTGCGGCATGATCATGCCATCGAGCACGATCTCCCCGTTCAGGATCAGGTCATTGCCGTCCATCGGCGTTCTCCTCGTTGTCGTCGGTTGTCTCTGCGCCGGTGGGCACGCTGGCCCGCGTGCCTTTCGGCACGCTGATGCGCGCGGCATCCTCGGCGCGTTCGCGGGCGATCACGTCGGGATCGAGCCCGCGCTCGCGCTGCTTGCGCTGCAGGCTGGTCAGCCCGCCCTCGATCTCGGCCAGGGCCATGTCAATTTCCTTGGGGTCGAGCATCGGCCGGCCCGGGGCCGTCCAGGAAATCCGCTCCGGCACCGGCGGCAGGCCGCGGGCTTTCTCGACCAGCCGCCAGCCCTCGCAGGTCCAGCGGCCGAGGCCTTCGCAGAACTGGGCGATGATCAGCACCTGCTGCCAGACCTGCACCGCCCGGTCCATGTCCATCCGGCCCATGCGGCCCGAGATGAAGGAAACCTTGCTGAGATCGCCGAAGCTCTCGTAGGTCAGGCCGAGGCCGGCGGCGACGCTGCGCACCGCCTCGCGCATGAAATCGCCGTAGCCGTCGACCTTCGGCGGCTCAGAGGCGGTCATCTTCTGGCCCGACTTGAGGCCGACCACCGCGCCCGGTGCCACCTCTTCCAGGGCCGCGCCGTCATAGACGTTGCCGTCCTCGTCGGCCTCGATGAAGAAGGCCAGCAGCGCCGCGATCTTCTGCTTGAGGATCTGCGCCTCCTGGTAGTCGCTGATCTCGCCCAGCGTCATCATCACCGGCGCCAGCCAGGGTACGCCGCGCATCTGCCCGGGCCGGTCGATCCGGCGGATGTGCAGGATCTCGGAGGCCGGCACCCGGCGGCTGGTCAGCCGCCCGGCCAGGGCCCCGGTCATATCGCCCGGGTGGCGATCGAAGAGGTGATAGGCGACGGCCTTGCCGGTCGGCCCGTATTCGATGCCGTCGACCACCTCGTTGCGCCCGTGACTGGTCAGGGTCTCGTCGAGATGGTCGACCTCGAGGAGCTGCACCTGGAACGGCAGCTTCAGGTAGGGCTCATACCTCAGATCGCGCAGCCGGCGGCGCACCAGCACCTCGCCATCGGTGAAGACCGCGTTCATCACCTGCCGCTGCAGCCCGGGCAGGTAGCTGACACCATAGGCATCGATCGCCGGCGTCAGCAGGTGATCGCGGATCAGCGCCATCGCCTCCTCGGTGCGGTCAGAAGCCCCGGCCGGCATCTCGACCGAGGGCAGGATGCCGGCGCCCACCACGTTGCCGGTGATCACGTCGCGCGCCCGCGCCGCCAGCGGCCGGTTGCGCACGAAGTCCCGGCTGAGGAACCGCAGCCGCGACCGGCTCGCCCCGGCCGCGCTGTCGGCGTCGCTGGCCGGCGCCCGCCAGCCATGGGTGCGCCGGCCGCGGCTGGCCGCGTCGTAGTTCATCAGGGTGGTGGCCTTGGCCCGGGCCCGCACCCGTGCCAGGGCGCGCCGCGGCGCCAGGCGCAGCAGCACCCGGTCGAAGAGGTCCATGCCGCTCACAGCCCCCGGCCCGCCCTGGGATAGCTGACCGTCATGCCCTGGGCGGCCGCCCCGGCCACCTCGGCCTCCATGATGGCAAGCTGCTTGCGCATCTCGGCGGCCGAGTTGAACTCGACCTCCTCATTGCCGAACTTGGTCTTGCGCACACCTTTCGCCAGCGCCGATTTCAGCGCCGTGACATCCGCCTCGGTATAGGCCATTTGCAGTCCCCTATGACAGGTAGCCGATGCGACGCGGCGCGCGCGCCGGGGCTTCGGTCTTCTTCCTGGCGGGCCCCAGGGGCACCGCGTTGACGTTCTCGATGCCGCCCACGGCCCAGGGCGGCGGGGCCTGCGGATCGATCCGCAACAGCCCCTTGTGCTCGGCCAGCGCGCGGGCCTGGACCGAGAGGTCCACGCCTTCGTTGCGCTGCTTGCCGGGCTTTTTCTCCCAGCCGTCGGCCTTCCGTTCCTCGGCGACATATTCGTCGAGCTGGGCCTCGTTTCCCGCCATCCAGTCCGGCAGGTACATCGCCCCGGCGGCCCCGGCCTCGGCCTTGAGCAGCGCCGAGGCCAGCGTGTCCTTGATCCGGTCGACCCCCATGGTCAGCAGCTTGATCCGGCGCGCGGCCTTGCCGTTCGAGGCCCGCTCTGGCGCGGCGTAGCGGATGCGCGGCACCTTCCAGCCGCCCTGCCCCCGGCTCAGCCGCCACCGGCCGCCCTCGCCTGCCCGGCGCCGGCCGAGAAGGAATTTCTCGGCATTGTCGCTAACCCCCGGCGCGCCCTGGAAATCCACCACCACGCCGATCGGCCGCAGCCCGTAGTCGCGCCCCGCCACCGGGATCACCCGCTCGGCCAAGGGCTCGAGAACCGCCCAGTCCTCCTCGTAGCGCGGTGGCTGGATGCGCCGGGTGTTGCCCTCCTCGTCCGGTACGGCGCCCGGCGCCTCCGGCGGCGGCCGGGTCAGGTCGAAGCGGTCGATCACCACCGAACTGCCGTCCGCGCCGAAGCCGGTGACCTGCACCGGAAACCAGGTGTTCTGCACGTCGACCGAGATCACCACGAAGCGGACCCAGTCGGGCGCCTCGCCCTTGACCACGGGCTGCGCGTGGTCGCGCAGGTGCTGGACGCTCAACCCGTCATCGCGGCCGAGGTCCGGGCGCAGGTAGGGCACGCCCACGTCGGTGTAGTAGAAGCGCGACAGCTGGATGTCCTCGCCCAGCTCCTCGAGCTGCCGCTCCGCCTCGATCCGCCGCGAGACCAGATCGGACCAGTTGGCAAAGGTCGCGGCCGCGCCGTCGAGCGCCCAGCTGGCGATCTCGCTGCCGCGGATCGCGCTGTCCCCCATCGGCACCAGCGCGCCGCCCTGCTCCGCCTCGTGCAGCCAGCCGCCCCGGCCGCGCTGCGCCTGCCGGTTGAACTCGGTCTTGTGATGCGGACCGATCAGCGCGCCGCAGGCCTGGCATTCCATCTCCGCCGTCTCGCCGGCGGCCCGCGGCGAGAGCGTCTCGTCGTAATGCAGATGCGCGAAGGCCGGCTGGAACAGCTCGTCGCAGTCGCGGCATTGCCAGTACCAGCGGCCCCTTGTACCGCGGTTGTAGAGCGGCACGATCCCGAAGCGCACCGGCGGGAACTCATGCGGCGCCGCCCTGTCGGGCTGCCAGTCCGGCCGGATCACCGGCCAGGCCGGGGTGCTCTCGGCAAAGACGAACCCCCGGCTCAGGAAGGTCTTGATCCTCTGCATCCCCATGTCGAAGGGCGAGCCTTCGGGGGCCTCCTTGCGCACGCCAAGCTCCGGCGGGAAGTGGTCATAGTCGGTCATCGCCACCAGCCGGTACTTGGCCGAGGACAGCCATTGCGGCGTCGGGTAGCCGAGGTTCAACCGCATGCCGCGAAACCGCTTGCGGCTGAAGGTGTCATCCTCGCGGGCCCGGCCGAGACGGTCGCGCACCTCCGGGCTGTTGCGGATCACCGAGTTCAGCGATTCCTCGACCCAGCGGTCACGGCTCGGGCGGTCCATGTGGATCACCAGCACCGGCGCCGGATCGCAAACCACCGGGTGCAGCGCCGTGGTGATCAGCGCCATGGTCTTGCCCGACTGCGACGGCCCGACGAAGGCGCCGCCCTTGTAGAGCCGCGACTGCACCGTGTTGACCGGTTCGATCATGTAGGGCGTCACGTCAGGGTCGAAGTTCTGCCAGACGCCGCGGGTCTCGACCCTGACATAGCGCGCCGCGGCCTCGATCGGTGCCATCCGGCTCGGCGCATCGAGCAGCGGCATGGCATCCGCCAGAAGATCCCGCGCCTGGGCAAAGGGCGGCAGCGGCGGCAGGTCATGTACCTGCCCCAGCGCCCGATCGGCCATTTCCACCATCGTCTCAGCCCCCGGCGGCCTCGCCCGCGCCAGTGAGCGGGATCAGCTCGGCCGGCATCAGGTCACGCTGCACCATCTGGTGGCGCATCTCTTCCAGGACGCCGTCGAAGTAGCGCTGCGCCTTGTCGACCTGCGCCGGCGTCAGGCTGAACTCCTGCTCGAGCCAGTCCGGCGCATTCAGCATCGCGTTGCGCGCGGTGGCCAGCACATGCTCCAGCATCTCGGCCACCTGGTGGGTGCGGACCAGCTCGCCGCGCTGCTGCGCCGCTTTGTTGCGGATCAGCTCGGCCTCGGACCATTCCCGGACTTCCCGGGGCGTGAGGCGCGCGCCCTCGGCGGGCCGTTCCTCGTTGAGAAACAGCATCGCCTTCTGCTCGGCCTTGCTTTCCAGCGCCCGCCGCGCGGCGGTGTCCGAGGCCTCCTTCCACTTGCGCCAGGCGTAGCAATGGCTGAACCGCAGCTCGTAGGACTGGCCATTGCCGCCGCGCTGCTGCACCGGCATGCCCTGGTCGATCCAGCGGCTGACCGTGACCGTCGAGGTCGCCATCGCCTTCGCCATCAGGTCGAGATTGAAGACCTCATCCTCGACCCCCTCGGGCAGCGGGTATGCGGCAAGATCAAGCACCTCCCCGCTTTCGAGCGTGATCAAGTCAGACATCTGCCAACCTCCTGAATTTTCACAACAACAAGAACCGAAACCCCACCCAACCCAAAACCCCACCTCCCCAAACCCACCGGGGTGCGAATTACCCGTGTGCGGCGCGGGGCTTGGAAGGACCCGAGGCTATTTCGCAGTGCGGATCGCCTCGGCCAGACGCCGCGAGAAATGCGCTTGCGCCACGGCCGAGGCCTTCTTCTGCGCCCGGCCCTGGAAATCCCAGCGTTTGCGGTAGGAGGCGCTCGCCTCGAACGCCACCAGCATCTTGGGGCTGCCGCCCCGCTTGCCGCGCGACCGCTGGTAGAGGCCCGGTGGCAGATGCCGCGATCTGCCAGAACTGCGGCTCGCCACGAAAACGTCCCGTTTCGCTGCCGCGCGCTTCACCGCGCCCTTGGCCATGTTGCCGTACTTGTTGCGCCGCATCTTGACCGGCACCACCAGCGCCCGCCCCTTCGGCCGCCGCACGCCGCCCTTGGCTTGCACGCCGAGATAGCCAGACTGGACGGGCTTCACCCCGACCTGCGCGGCGAGCCGCGACTTCGATGCCCGGCGCAGATAGAGCCCGCGCTTGGTGAAGGGCGCCGGCCGGTCGAAGGTCTCCTCGATCCCGCGCGCCTCATCCTCTTTCACATCAGCCGCCACGTCGTTGAGCGTCATCGCCGCGGCGAAGGGCAGCTGCCTGCGGCCGAGATCCGACAGCAGCCGTTCGGCCGCGTGAAAGTCCGCCTCGATCGTGAACATGCCTCGGCCTCCGCAGCCCCCCGCGCCGCCCGCCGCAGCAGGCCAAACGCAAAGCGCCCGGAGCGGGGTTTCCGGCTCCGGGCGCAGTTCGGTTCGCAGGCAATATGTCAACGGGGCTAGGATTTCGTCAACAGGTTTTTGCGCAGCCGTCCCGCCATGGCGCGCGCAGGGGCATCGCGTCGGTGACCGCGTGAGCCGTCAGGTTATTGTAAATCATGAAGGTTTCCCGAACTTCCCAGAGCGCGTCCCACCAGCGAAGGTAATCGCGGCGCGCGCCAGCGATCTCGTCAGCGGTCGGCCGGATGACCACCGGACAGCACATCACCCTGTCATGCACCACCACGCCCTTGCGGTTGCGCCGCGGCTGCGGCGGCCAGTCACGCGCCTCTTCCGTGCGTGCCCGGACCCCGTGACGGTTGGTGTGGGTCTCGACCGGAACCACCCGCGGGTGCGCATCCGGCATCCAGTCCGGCACTCGACCGACCCGGGCCAGCTCGGCGATCCAGAGCGCCATGCGCAACCCGCCCCGCGCCTCTGGCAGATGCGCCAGGGCATCGGCCACCAGGTCGGCGTCGTGATGCGGCAGCGAATGGCCGCCACCGTCGACCCGCCCCACCTCGAGCTGCGCCATGACGTAGCCGGTGCCGGACATCGTCCGCGGGCCGCTGCCGGTCTCGATGCGGGCGCATTCGGCCCGGAAGGCCCATTGCACCAGGTCCCAGATCGCGATCGGCTTGCGGGCATCCGCCGCCGCAAGACGCCGTGTGGCCTGCTTGCTCATGCCGCATCCCCCTGCCGCTCGGCCCCCACCAGCGCTTCGGCGCGCTCGGTCAGCCGGTCGTACCAGGCGACCATCTGCGCATCGTCGGGATAGGCCCGGCCCCGTGCCACCCGATCCTGCGCCTCGGTGTAGGCACGCTGCAGCTCGGCGGACCGGGCGGTCACCTCGCGCCGGTCCTTCGGCGTGTAGGGCGGGCGGATGTGGCGCTCGATGAAGAGCATCGTGGCGACCAGCGTGCCCTCCGCCCGCGCCTTCGGCCCCTCGACGCTGGCAAACCAGCTGGCGCATTCCGGCCAGGTCTCGATCGGCCGCGGCCGGGCGGCCTGGGCGTAGAACACCACCGTGGCGCGCTGCGGCCAGAAGCAGCGCTGCGCCCCCTCGCCATGGGCCGAGAGGCAGGCTTTCAGCAGGCGCAGCTCCTCGTCGGTGAGATAGCCCAGCCAGTCGGCCATCCAGTCGAGGTAGCTGCGCTGCTTCTTCTCGTCGGTGCCCTTGGGAAAGCGGAATCCCATGCCGCCGTAGCCGCTCGCCAGCGGATCGATCAGCAGGCGGCGCACCCGGCCGCGTTTGGTCTCGACCTCAGTCATCTGCACGATCCTCGTTCTCAGCCTGTGAAATGCCCGCCGCCTCGAGCTCCGCCTCGGTCAGCATCCCGGCGGCGAGGATGTGAGCGACGACCCAGGACTGGGCCTCGTGCAGGGCGTCGGCGTGCCCGGCACGGAAGTCCCGCACGGCGCATTCGGCGCTGCGATGGACCTGCGGATTTTCGGAGAGCTTCCCGCGCGTATACGCGCCCGCGCGCGTGCCTGCGCGCGCCATGGTTTTTCCATGGTTCTTATCATTATTATGGGGGTGTGCATTTTTGCTACCTTTTGGTTGCAAATCTGCCACCTTTTGAGGGCCGGAAAGGGTGGCAGTCGTGCCACCTTTTAGGGGTGCATTTTTGCTACCTTTTAGCGGGATGATTTCGGCCCGCGTCAGGAAGCCGTAGCCGCGGGAAATGCCCCGGCCGCAGCCGCCCTCGGTGACGATCCAGCCACCCTTGCGCAGGGCCGCCACCGCACGGCGGACCGAATCTCGCGAGACACCCAGCACCGCTCCGATCTCATCATAGGAGGGATCGCAGCGCAGCGTTTCCCGGTTGACGAAATCCAGCACCAGCGCATGCGCGACCATGCGCGCGGTCATCGACAGCGAGGTGTCGCGCCGCACGCTCTCCAACCAGCCCCACCGAAGCCGCCGCCAGAGGGCGGGGTCACCGATCAGGCGCGGCCCGTCGTCTTTCTGCACTGCAATAACCTGCTCCGGCCGCATGCCGCCGCCTTTCCTGATGCCTGTTCCGCGCGCGTGTGATCACGTCGCGCGGATATGTGCCGGGTGCGTTGCCGGCGGACCTGCCTCGGGCCGCATGGCGCGGCTCAGGGCGGCGCGCGCGGGGCCTGCTGGGCCAGCCAGTCGGCCAGCAGCATCAGCTCCCCGGGCGCAAAGGTGATCGAGACGCCGAGCTGCGCCATTCGGCGCGCCCGCGCCTCGAGGACGAGGAGCGCGCAGGGGGTCATCGCCCGCTCCGATCGGCAGAAGGAAAAGGCCCGCCGGGCGTGACGTCACCCGACGGGACAGGGGCGCGCGGGAGCATTGACACGCGCCAGGCGGACGGGACGCCGCTCTGCGGCACTCCCAGTCGGCGGCAAGTGGATTTATCGGGGCTCAGGTCGGGCATGACACCCTTCCTGCATAGATCGCCGCGAGCCCGCCGCAGGCGCGCAACAAGGCGATCGCCGCGCGCGCCTCCTCGGCCGAACAGATGCCAAGGGCGGCCATGTCGTCGACCCCGAGGCCAGCGGAAAGCGCCTTGACGACCGGCGCGAGGCGGGCCGCCGTCATGGCACCCGCCCCCGCAACGCCGCGCGCACCACGGCGGCGAAGCGCTCGTCGCAGACGACCATGACGGCCACCTTGTCCGGCGCCGGGCGGTTGAGGCCGTCGAGCCAGTTCTGCGCCGTGCGTTCATGCACGTTGAAGCGATATCCCAGCTCGCGCGCCGTCAGGCCGGTGCCGCGCAGGTGCCGGGCCATCAGCTCGGGAAACTGGCGTTGGAACTGGTAGAGGTCGAGGCCCTGGAAAACCCTTTCGTAAGACGTGCCGGCCGAGGATGCGCTAGCGTCTGGGGATGCTGCGCGATCTTGATCTACAGAAGAGACCGAAGGCGGGGTCATTCACGGCCCTCCCAAGTTTCAAACTTGGGTACACGGCGGGGTTCCCCGAGGTTCCAAACGGTGAAAGACATCCGCACTGCATGGCGGCAAGTGACGCCTCCGAACCCACTGTTCATGCGGCATCCTCCTCACGCAATGACGCACCATCGGGCTTTGGAACGAGAGGTTTGAAACCGAAGATATCAGGCGCCGGCGCCATGACCTTCTTTTCCCGCGCCAGTTCGCAGAGTGCTCTGTACCAGCGGGGCGGCAAGCGGTCCGCAGACGCGTGTGCGTGCATGGTCTTTGAGCTGACACCGATCCGCTTTGCAACCGCACGGTATCCGCCAAGCTCATCGACAAATTCTCTCGGAGTCCTGTCCATACCTCAAGTCATAGGTCTGAAAATATCAGATTGTCAAGCCAAGCGATCTTAAATGTTCAGAACGGGCAAGAGATGACGTACAACGGCACTATGAAGATTGAAGACATCGAAGCTCTTGCACGCGTCAACGACAACTCAGACGACGCCGTCGGTCACCGTTTGGAGGCCGCCCGGAGAGCTGCCGGCTACGACACTGCGAAAGCGCTGTCAGACGCCATGGGCATTTCCTACAAGACTTACCACTCACAGGAAGCCAAAGGCCGTCCGACCAGAAGCACTATGAATTTTCTCCATAAAAATCACAGAATTGACTACAATTTCATCTTGAACGGCGATGTCTATCACCTCCCTGGGGCCGTGCGCGACGCAATAGAAATGGCTCTCCTCTTCTTAGACACGTTCGAGGAGCGAAGCAGTAGTTCAGATTGAGACCCGCGCGCCGGACCACCCTAAGAATCACTCGGTAGCATGCTCGCATACTTGGTCTCCAATACGCCAAATGTTCTGCATTTGATCTCGCCTGGTCAACCCTTAATTGACCGGCCTAGGGATCCTGTCGTCTGAATATATCAGATTTTCACGCTTTACAATCTGACATTTTCAGACATAACCTGCGCTCCATCAACCGATGGAGGCTTCGATGCACGCAACAGCTCCCCGCCGACAGACCCCGGCAGACCCGCACCTGCCGCTCGCCCCCGAAGAGATGATCACCGACCAGTGTCTGCGTGACCTCGCGCATGGCGGGCCGGAGCGGCAGGTGGGCGAGATCAGCGCCACCGACACCGCGATCCTGGTCACCATCCTCCCCGACCTCTGCGGCGAGCTGCTGGCCCGGAGACTGGCCATGCGGAGCGCCTCCAAACAGGAGGCGGTGGCATGAACGCCGAAATCTGCCCGCGCCAGCTCTCCGGCACGCTCGACCTGCTCGAACGTATCGATCCGGAAAACCGGCTGTCGCAATTCGCGAGCCTCTGCCGCGACAACGGCCTCTGGACGATCCCCGAACCGCCGCCCAAGGGCGCGGAGCCCTACAGCCCGGTCCTCTTCGAGGTCAGCCTCTTCGGCGTCTTCGCGGCCGCCCGCGATGTGGCCGAGCTGGTGCCCAATTGGTGCCGGGCCGCGCGGAACACCCTGAGCGCCTATGCCGAGGCCTGCGACTGGCGCCGGGATCTTGAAAAAGGCGCTTCGGTGCTGTTTCGCCGGGCGCCCGGGGCCCGGCTTGAACCCGGGCTAGTGCGCACGCTGCACGCCCACCGGCCGGAGGCCGAGATCCTCGATGCCGACGGAAAGGCCCTGCATGTGCGCTTCGATCTCATCCAACCCGATCCCGAAATGCCGACTGCCACTCACGGACGGCATCCGGCCCCGCCTGGCACTGCTCCCACGCCGGGCGGGGCAGAGGCGCCGGAGATAGAGGACGATGGCTTCATCACGCTCTGGCCGCCGCTGAGGCAAGGCAGATGAGCTTCGTCTCTCGCACCCTACCCGCCCCACCGCGGGGCTTCACCGATCATCGTCTGGCCGCGGCCCGCGCCGCCCTAGCCGCGCCGGCGGATCACGATGACGCGGTGCTCTACGAGGCCTGCTGGATCGTTGCCGCCTACAGCATGGACCAACCCGAGATCGCCGATGCCGCCGCCCTGGCCGAGAAGATGGGCGACGCGGCCTTGGTCAACCGGGAGGGCTGAGCATGCCCGTCGATCTCACCCCGCTGGCCGTGCGCGAAAAGACCGCCGCGCAGATGCTGGACCTGAAGCCCGCGGACTTCCGGCGGCTGGTCGAGGAAGGCGCCCTGCCGGGACCGGCCAGGATCGGTGACGTGATCCTCTGGCGCGTGGCCGATCTCCAGGCGATTCTTTCTGGCTCCGCCGCCGACCCCGGCAACCAGGAATTCGAGATGTGAAGAAGCCCGCGATCGCCAAACCGCGTCTGACGTGGAAGCTGAACCACCGCAAGACCGCTTGGGCGCCCTACTACCGGGTGACCTGGACCGAGGGCGGGAAACGTCGGGAGCGTGCGATCCTGCTGGATTGGCAAGGCGACGCGCAGAAGCTGGACGAACTTTACTGGGCCTGCCGATCGGGGCGGCACGCGGCGCAGAAGCCCAAGGTCGAACACAGCTGGCGGGCCTGCATCATCGCCTGGCGCTCCGACCCCAAGGTCCAGGGCCGGCTGGCTGACAGCACCAAGCGCAGTTACCGGCGGGCGATGGACCGCATCATGGAGAAGAACGGCGACAAGGACATGCGCCGCACCACCAAGGAGGCGCTCTACCGCGCCCATCTGGCCATGAGCGCAACCCCGAGAGAGGCGGACCGCATGCTCCAGACCGTGTCGATCCTCTGGGGCTACGCGGCCAACAGCCTGTTCTGGCCGATGCCGCCCAACCCGGCCAGCGGGATCGAGCATTTCGGCAAGCAACGGGAATACGAGCCCTGGCCCGACTGGATGATCGCGGCGCTGGCGGAGGCGCCCGAGGATGTGCAGATCGCGGCCCGGCTGATCCGCGGCACCGGCCAGCGACCGGGCGCCGCCATCGCCATGCGCCGCGACCAGTTCCGCGGCGAGTACATGACCGTGATCGACGAGAAGGGAAAACAGGAGCTCGAGGTCTATTGCCCGCCGAGCCTCGCCGGTTTCGTCGCCGGGCTGCCGGGTCGTGGCGATTTTATCCTGGGCAAGACCCCGATCGAGCCGCTCTCCTACGATGCTGTGGAACGGAAGTTCCGGGCCTGGCGCAAGGGGCTCGGTGCGAAGGCGCGTCCATACACGCTGCACGGCCTGCGCAAGCTCGCGATTGTCGAGCTGGCCGAGGCCGGAGCCTCGGATGCGGAGATCCAGGCGGTGACTGGTCAAAGTGCCGAAATGGTGGCCTACTACCGGAAGAAGGCCAGCCGGAAACGCCTGAGCAAGTCCGCCCAGCAGCGCAGGGACAGACCGTGA